GCTGGGCCCGGCCCCGGGGCCGGGTCCCCCGGTTGTGGGCCTCGGCGGGGCTCGGCCCTCCAGCGCTCGCTTCGCTCGCGGCCAGCCTGCGGCGCCGCTAGTTGACACATATTATTAACACAGTTGTAAGACGGAATCTTTATTGACGAGTCTTAAAGTATTGTACATAGGTAAAGGTAAGCTTTCCTAACACCCAGGAACTATCTACAGCAGGATACAAGGTAGGACCAGTTCCAGTAGGAGCCTCACCGCCAGGGCGGATGAAAGGCATTACAAGATACAAGCCATTAACATCAACAAGTTCAGTAGGCGTTCCAGTAGAATTAAGATCGAAATACATATGCTTCTTCTCGCGGAGAGAGGCAGATCCAGGGAACTCATTCGTAATCTGGTAAATAGCAGGAGAAAGAACTCGGGTCCACGGTCGGTAGATAGAATGCTTACGGGCATAAGGCGCAATCTTAGCGCGGGAGAAGCCGGACTGATCCGGTTCCAGTTGTAGCTGTGAACTGTTGTTAACGAAGTAATCCACATTATCGTAGACGGGCACAGTGTACATAACACTATCAGCAGCAGAGAATGTAGTGGCGGATCCAGCAGTAGCAACAGTATTGGAGACACCCATAGTCTGAGCAGGAGTATACTTGACGATAACCTTCTTCAACTTAGTACGGGCATACAGGCCAGTCCAAGGAGTGAACTCAGTAGCAGGAATAGTGCCGAGGGCCTGCGACACCGGCAAAGACGCGACAGGCTCGTTGGTCAACGTAATTTGAGGAATAGGATCCAAGGCCTCAGCACCAGCCGGGCGCCATGACAGGTAAGTACGGAAGTAGCCACCAGCGGCCTCAGTGTTGGACATTACAAGATCATAATCTTGACTTATGAACTTGCAGACCTGGACTCGGTTGCCATTGAGAGGCTTGCGAAAGCGTCGCATAGGTCGTCGTCGGAAGGAGCGTCGAGTTCCAGAGCGGCGACTACGGGAGGATACAGGTCGGCGACGAAAGCCACGACGGCGTCGACTAAATCGGGATCGACGGAAAACCATATCTTGTTGTCAACTTGAATCGTAACTTGCATGTGTAAGAATGATCAATTTATTGAATTCGGTCCTCTTTTATAGACAAAAGGATCTCCAAAATTTTTGGCGCGCTTTCTACAGTGTATTCTATTGGTCGGTATCGACGAGTAATCGCTTCGATATCTCGAAAATCTTCAAAACAATCCGATACAGTGTATTGGCTAGTAACAATGACAAATTTAGGACGAATAGTAATTGTAGTTCCCTTTTGCTCGGCAGCAAAGGAATAATGATCACCCCATAGCTTGTAATGATGAGCGAGCATCTTGTGACGAGGGTCCACATCCTCAATATATACAATAGGTTGGTCCCTATATCCATCCCACCATTTGTTGCAAGGCTTCAGGTAAGCACCGGGAAACATCTCCCGTACCGCGCGTGACTTCCCGATGCCAGACTCACCATAGATCCATAGACCAGTCAGATGAGCGAGCGGGGGAGCTTGTACTTGATTCTCGGCACGAATTCCAAGGAAGTTCGTTCGATACCGGATATACATATCATCAGGGATATCACCTAGGCGACCTTCTTCGGCGGCACGGCGGGCGGCAGTCCAGTCGGCAGCACCAGTAGTATCCTTAGGTTGGACACCATAGATAACGGCAGCACCTTCTTTAGAGCAGTAGGCTACATTCTGAGAAGGCTTTCCAGCAGCAGGCTCCCAATGAGCAGTAGGCAGATAAGTCTTCAACTGAGTAAGGCGGACACGCTTCTTGAAGCATACATATCCTTGCAGGTGGGGAGTGCCAGTCTCGGGGGCGACCTCAGGCTCATAGATATGGTACGTAGCATGCTCGTTGAGCACGTGACTTGCATCAGGGGAGCTAGGGTTGTTCAGGGTATAGCACCAGCGACGAGCAATAGACGATTTTACAGCAGGCATTCTTGAGTGTGCCAGTCAGTCTAAGGTAATACTAGCCCGACTGACTGGCACTCGCCCTTATATAGACAATTTAAGGAATGTGATCACGTGATATTTTGGCGCCAGATCTAGATTTTGGCGGGAAACTTTTGATTGGTAGAGAGTTGGCGGTCGGGTGTGGGGCGTGTTTCTCGATGCTTTGCCACTCTGTGACCCCAGTGTGGAGCTGGGCCCGGCCCCGGGGCCGGGTCCCCCGGTTGTGGGCCTCGGCGGGGCTCGGCCCTCCAGCGCTCGCTTCGCTCGCGGCCAGCCTGCGGCGCCGCTAGTTGACACATATTATTAACAC